TTCTGTTGTAAACTTTAACGATGTAATGCTTGTTAAAGTGTCTTACCCCGATGGCTCAGTCGTTCCGGTCGACGTCTACGTCAGATGTCTTCCGGCTATCGATGAGGTCTTGGGTGCAAGTTCAGCAAAACGCTGTACGTCTGTCAAGAACTCCTTTTATGATTGGTTAAATGATGCTTTCGAGCAGGCCCAAAAGGACTGCTACCCTATCAATGGCTCTTTCGTCGTGAGCAATCAGAAGACCGGCCAAATCCGAGTGTTTGTAGCTAACTCGGGTGACGCGGTCCATGAGCAGCTTGTGGCGGGAAGAGTATTGGAGATTGTCGATAGCGCGACGGAAGATAATATCAACCGTATTGCTAAAGAGAAAGCGGAACGCCACCAGATGCAACACTTGTACTGGAAGGCGTTTCATACTAACGCTGCCAACGACCCTCTCTATCATGAGAAGGCCTGGGAACAGCTTCCGATGTTCGACTTTAAAACAATCGAATATCCCGAAATATCCAGAGAAACGCGTCCGAGTGTCATTGATCCGAGCCTGCGTAATGAACTTACGCAGATTACTTGGAAAGATGGCACAAAAACTGACGTAATCTGGGAAGATTAGTATTATCATTTTGTAAACGTGCACGGGTGTTAAAAGTACTATACCCGCAAGATAAATCAACTATGAAGGAGCCTTTCATGCCAAACAAACCCGATCGCCGTTCGCCAGAAAGATTGGCCTTGACGCTATTGATACGCATCATTGTGCTAGTAATTCTGGCTCGGTTTGGGTACGTCAACATGGATTACCTCCTTGATTGCATAGTTGGTCCGTCGAACGGGGTAGTACATGGGCGCCAGACGTCGTCTGGTACCCGCGCGGACGAATACTCCGCGTCACTTGCATCAGGAAGGGTTTCCAAATGGAGACTCTATTGGGGTGGCTTATAATGGCTACCTCCCTAGCGATGCAGCAGTGGGGAACTTTAGTTCAGAAACTTGGTGCTAGCCAACTTTTAAGGCCGTCACTTCGTACAGCTGTGTCTGTAGAGATCCTCTTCATTAGAAACGGGGTGCAACAGTTTCGATTGCTCTTTGCGGATGTTTCAAGTCCGTTTGAGCTTCCCGATCCGATAGCATTCCCGGCTGATGAGGATGACAGTATACAGGTCCGCACGTACGTTCAGTGGTTGGACCCTGGTGGTATCGCCTCGCAACTGAGACGTTTGAAGACAACGTGGCCACGTTCCATTAATGACGGAATGTGTACGTTTACACGAGATACTCATAGAATTATGTTTTATTTCAGTGAGGATCTTCTTTCGAGGTTACGACAGAACCAGAATTGGTCTGCACGTGCTCGGAGGATGTTTGACGACGTTAATAACCCATCTGCCCGGTTTTCCAAACAGTTCGTTTGGGCCGGTCGGAGTCTTCGCCAAATGGCGGCGACTCGGTACTTTACTGCACGGGATTCATTATCCCGTCCTGGTTTTCCTCATTCACGACCAAACTTTGTGAATCAGTCGACGACCTTCCCGGTAGCTTTTTACCAGTGGAATGGGGTTAGCAACTCGGTAAGTAATTCTACCAAAGTTGTGCCCTTTACACTTTATCGGGATAGAGCAAGGACGAACACGCCTAATTTCTTCAGACTGAGGAAGTCTGAAAGGCCTATTAATCCTTACTCGATGGCGGCTTACGACACCAGACCTCAACTGGGTTACCAGCGAATTCGTTTTTCAAATGGCGGCTTGCCAAATGAGAATTTCTGGGTTGCACCAGCAGAGTGGGCTGTAAATCTACCAGCTGTGGACTACGTAAGTAGTTCTGAAGCGGATAGTCGGGCGTTTGCACGGCTGATCGATGCGATGGGAAATGAGCCTTTCGGACTCGCCCAAGACCTCGTCCAGTACCGACAAACAACAGACCTTATAACCTCCAACCTTACGCGGATTGCGAAAGCATACACTGCGTTGAAACGTGGCCGTGGGACGGATAAATCCTTCCTTCAAGCCGCGAATCAGTTGTTCGACAACAGACCTCCAAGGTATCGAAAGGGTGCGAAGCCCACCATTACGAATAGTCTTGCCAGTAATTGGCTTGAACTACAGTACGGGTGGAAACCTTTGCTTTCCGATATTGATATCTTGATCAAGAAGGTCCATGTCGAGTTTAGAGATTATCTCCGTATAGCTCGTTCGTCTGCCACTGCGCGGTCCGAGAGTAACATCCCCATCTTAGCCCCATTTAGCACGTCTCTTAGCGGCGTAACGCCGTACACTGCCGGTTTTATCAACCGTGCGGTGCGAGCTCGTGTTAAATACGGGATTCGGTATAGGATTAGCTCTAAAGATCGACAGTTTCTTGCGCAGGCGGGTCTTACCAACCCCATTAACCTAGCATGGGAGTTGTTACCTTACTCTTTTGTAGTGGACTGGGTCTACCCTATCGGCCCGTATCTCGAGCGCCTAACGGCGTTTGAAGGTATGAGTTTTGTCGACGGGTGGAAATCAGTTTTACGCGAAGAGTATATATTTGCGAACATCTCCGATTCACGTACCGTTGGTACCGGACCTGATCCAGGAACAAAATGGGAAATCGATGTTCGATTTTCCACGGCTCGGAAATCTATCTCGTATGAGCGGTCAAAGTTAACTACTTTTCCGCGTCAGCCTTCGATAGCTCTGAAGTCGCCTGTGTCGGCAACGCATGCGCTTAACGCGTTAGCGTTGCTTAAATCCGCATTCGGAGGTGATGCTGGTTCGCGAACTCGATTTAGAACCTAAATCACCAAGGAGTTAGAAATGCCTGCAATTGCAGATATTAAAACGTCTACTATTCTTACCGCAACTCCCGTCGTCGTAACGACTTCGGCCACGGTAGGAGTGGATACGACGTTCTCCCCTGATGTAATCACACCGGAAGGTGTGGCTCGTTGGGTTTCCCGAGCCGCCGGTATTATCGTCGGTTACCCAGAAGTCACCATGTCTGTTCGCGCCCCAGTTCGGGGTTCGAACAACTATAAAGTGACCATGGTTGTCTCGATTCCAACTCTTGAGACGTTAGGAACCAGTACGGCAAGCGGAATACTTCCCGCGAACCTTGTTGGTTACCGATGCGTTGCTCGATTGGAGTTTACGCTACCGGTTCGTAGCACGAACGCTGAACGGATAGTTCTGTTCAACCAAGTGCTTTCACTAATGCTAACGACGATCAACGCAAGCGATGGGGCTCCTACCGATGCAACTGGTAGTCCTCTGTACGCCGCGGTCACAACGTTAGCAAACGTGTACTAAGGGTAGAGTTACCCCTTAGCAACCTAGTGGAGATAAGACCATGCATTCTAAGAAGTATGGTACCAGCGGCTCTTCGAGCTTGTCTGGGTTTCGGGTTCCTCGCGATGTAACATCACGAGCTATCCTGGATTTCCTGCAATCGATTGATAATCCCAGATCACTGATGGTCGCCCTTTTGTATAAATCGGGCGAGTACCGTCAAATAACTGAGTTGTCGATTGACCCACTGAACTATAATAGCTCAGTGGACTTTCGCGATTCGTACGCAGCCACTCAATTACTGTCTAAATTCCAAGATTTTCCTGGAGTAAACGATAAGCGTGAGAAAGCTGTGACGAAGTTCCTTGCAAAGGAGTTAAATTGCCGCGAAACCAATAAACGTCTTTTAACCTTCCGAAGTCAGAACTATCAACATTCTGACTTAGCGACAGTCCTTTCCAGGATGTCGTTTAAAATCGGTAAGTTATTAGGAGACGTTAGTGGACAGGAGATCTTTGATAACTGCGATTGGGGTCCTGGCGCTTCGACATTAGTACCTAGTCGTGTCGCCAGTAAGCCACATAAGTTCCAGTTCGAAACTGGAATAACCCGCAGGTTGTATGATTTACTTTGTCCCGGTTCTTCGATGGCTATTCTAGGGGGTTATTCGCCCTTGTGGAGCCGTCGGTTACAAGAATCCGCCTTTCCGTTTTTTCAGAGAGGCAACAAAGTCGTCACCGTTCCGAAGAACTCCGATATCGACAGAGTCATAGCCATCGAGCCAGGTTTAAACATCTGGTTTCAGAAGGGCATAGGCTCTGTTTTACGTCGGAAGCTAAGGAAGTGGGGTGTCGATCTCGATGACCAGTCACTTAATCAGGAGTCGTCCCGTGTTGCAAGTAGGGATGGCCACCTGGCTACTGTTGACTTCTCGTCAGCGAGCGATACTATATCTTACCAGTTAGTGCGTGAGCTCTTACCTGATTCTTGGTTTGAGCTGATGTGCTGTGCTCGGTCGGATAGTGGTAGTCTAGACGGTACTCAAATTACTTGGGAGAAATTCTCAAGCATGGGTAACGGATTCACTTTCGAACTGGAGTCCCTCATATTTCATGCACTTGCTACTGTTTGTGCTGAAGATACTCGTTGTTCAGTTCAGGACGTGAAGGTCTATGGGGACGATGTTATCATCCCTGTTCAAGCTCTAGACGCCTTCGCCTATTATTCAGAGTGCTTAGGGTTTTCATTTAACTCAAGGAAAACCCACTCAGCATCGCCCTTTCGGGAAAGCTGTGGCGCACACTGGTACGGCGGTAACGATGTAAAACCCATATTCTTGAAAAAGAATATTGACTCGATTCAAGCGGTGTTCCGCTTCGCGAACAGTGTTCGACGCCTTAGCCACAGAATGGGAGTTAACTCATTTTGTGACGACCGGTTTAGATCGCTGTTCTATCGCTTGACCCACGTTGTCCCGAAGCGTTATTGCTTCTGGATTCCGGATGGGTTCGGTGATGGCGGTTTCATAGGAAATCTTGATGAAACCGTACCTAGACGTGCCTCTTACAACTTCAAAACTCTCTACCACGAGGGTTTCGTTGTTAAGCACGTCGTGAATCGCAGTATCACTACTGACGTCAGCTACGTTGGTCTATTACTAGATCAGCTTAGTCGGTTAGAGGGTTCAAAGAAGATGCGGCCTGTCCGAAAGGGCAACAAACCGTTTCTAATTGAATCTGAACCATCGGTACGTTGGACACAGAATTCCGTGTCCACGAGAGACCACACGAAACCAGTTATTTCCACTGGAATCGCACCTGAGTGGTACAACCTAGGACCCTGGATGTAATTCAGGGTCTTTCGAGGAGATTCTCTTCCTCTGGGGGTCATTTGACCATCA